GTCGAAATAGGCACCCGTACTTGAAGCGCCCGCCGTCACCAAACTAGAAATGATCGCGACGGAGCATGCGGGCAGTGTGAGGCAGATCGCGATCACTATCCACCTCACCCATCCGACGCCGCGCATCCGCTTCCGCTTCAAACGATTTTGCCCGCGACGCCTTGCGGACGATCCGCGCCAAGCCGAAGGCGCACCCGGCAAGTATCGCGATGCCAAATATGATGGTGATGACAATCGTCGATGTCTCCATTACGCCTCGGCTTTCTCATGCAGAAAGAAACCAGCGACCCCAGCCAGTGCGGCAAGCGCGGTGCTTATGTTTTGCATGAGGCCCGGATCAATGTTGACTCCGGTGAGAGCTAACACGCTTGCGAGGGCTGCGTAACTTGAAGGCTCGCGCAGTCGCTTGATCAATTGGGACATTACAACTCCTTACATTTTTAATACGACCAAATATTTGGTCTGGGTGATTGAGATATTAAATCTGCGTGAAGAAATCTCGACGAGTGACGACCCTTCTGGTTCACGCCGATGCCTTTAACGCGCTCGTCTGCCGCCAGCAATCGGAGCAAGTCATATGCGTCTTTCCCGGTGCATCCGATGTCAACCGCAGCCCCGGAATTGTGTGATCCGGGTTTCTTTTTGCGGGCTTCGATTGGGTGCTTTTCACAGCGGTAGCCCGACGTTATTTTCATCGGCTTGCCAAATGCTGTGCGAACAGATTGTAACACCTCAAGCAACTCCACATCGCAAACGAATGCCTCGCATCCGCAGCGGCATCGGAATTCGCTCTCCGAAAAATTGGGGTAGCGTTGCCAGTCAATCATCATGCTCAACCTTTTCAACTGGTGGCACACTTGGATGCCGACCATTATGCATGTGCTGTAACGTGTTCACGTCGCGCCGCAACGTCTCGCAGTGGGACTCCATTGTCGCGAGGCGTTCGTGTAATACTTGACGCCGCTCCGGTGACAGCATGGTGGACAGCACCGACACTCTCTGCTCGGTCGTTGATTGATGCACCTCGGATTTGTCAAAGCGCGTGTCTAGCTTTCGCAGTCGCGTCTCGATGTCTCTCATCTGTTCAATTACCGCCGCAAGTTTTTGCCGAACAATTGCCGCAGCGCTCACGATTGAAACAAGCATGCCTAGCAGTGTGACAACGAGTGACGGGTCGATTGAGTTCATTTTTAATTATTCCAGTGGGAATCATCTCTCGCATTGAAATCAAGAATCTGTTCATCAGTCATCGATACAATTGACGCTTCGATCTCGTTCGATTTGGTGCGGATCGAAGCGACCGCATCGATGACGGCTTGTGCCGCAGCGCGTACATCTGCGTTGGAACTTTGCACATCGACCGCAGCATTGCGTTGCCGCCATTCCGGCGCGGCTTCAAGAATGCGACGTTGCGCCTCGTACTTAATCGCCGGGTGCAATTGAGCGCACCACTGAGCTTTAGTAAGACCGCTGTCGATTCCATTATGGTCGAGAAAATTAGCCATCACGCACCTACCATGATTTTAGTTGCCGCGATTGCAGTGCCGGTGAACGGCATGCCTTGCGATTTGCCGGGGTTGTTGTCGGCTTCGATCAAGTTGCCATCGTGACCGACGAGATACCTACGACCGACGACAAGATTGCTTTGATTTTCGTTGACCGCGCCCGGTAAATGCACGGTGAGCGTTTGCGTGTCGCTCACGGTCGATGATGCAAAACCGATGAAGTTACGGGCGTTTGAAATACCAAGTTGCGGCTTCACGCCATAAAATCTTTGTTCGCTTGTGTGGTTTGCGGACACGACCATTGCTTGGCGGTTCTGATCCCAAACAGCGGCAATGTTGCTGTTACTGTTTGTGTCAATTTGGCGCGCTGCCGAAACTACGAAATCGTCCTCGGACGCACTGCTTCCGAGCTTTATATCAATCGTGCGGTACGTGAGTTTGTTGCTGTCAGCACTATCGTAGTAAACGACAATAAATGCATTCGTTTCGGGAATCGGGACGAAATGAGGACCGTGATAAGTCATCTCTGGCACACCGGTCAGTCCAACGCCATAGCTCATTTCTGCCATCGCGTTTTGGAAAGAAATGGTGCTGATGGTTGACCCGGTTCCTGCTCGCGAGCGACCCGGCATGATGAGGCGTCGCGCCCACGGGTGCCACTGGCTCGTACTAGGATAGTGCCGCTGGCCGGTGCCGCTATCAGCGACAACTTGTATTGTGCGATCCGGTGTTGAAGTCGAGTTCAAAGTCGGCGCGGTGCCATATCTGCCGATTGTGCCGCCGGTAAGCGAGCTAGAGTTGTACGCGCCAAGCTGGTCTTTATTCCACTGCTCGCTCGTTAAAAACTGAAACTCGATTCCAATGTCGTACAGCAATCTCATGTAGACGAGGCCAACGTGCGGAATGTGCCTAAAAGCAGCATAATAAGAATAACCTTGACCATATGACGTGCTGCCAAGGTGCGTGCTGTTGTGCGCTTTAACTTCTTCCGAGATGCTTGTGTCCGCGTAGCCCATACCGCTTGCACCGCCAGTGGCCGTGCCTTGACTCGCAATGTACATCGCGCCTGTGCTGCGATTAACATCGACAGACCCGTACGGAGCGGATGTGCCAAAACTAACGCTATTCGATCCACTGAGCGTTCCGGAATTGTTGCGCAGCAAATACCCGTGCGTGTTCGACAAACGAAACGGTCCGCACCAAATTCTATCAAGAGCTGGGTTATAAACCATTCCAATGCCAGCTAACCAATCAGTGCTACCGTGGGCATAAGTCAGTTCGCCCGTGTAAGCTGTGTTCATTGATGCGTCGAGAGTAACCCGAGCAAAATAACTGTTGCCCGAAATGTTAATTCCCGAAAGCACCTCGTCGTTGCTTTCATCATAGACAAGGTAAGCAAATGACGGATTCCGGCTTGATGTCGCAACGGTGCTACCAATGCTTTCCGTCATTGTGTATCCGGTCGCAGAAATCTGTTTGACCTTGCCATCCGCTGTGATGGCAACGGGCTTCCCGGCGGTGATCGAACCGTCTGCAACCAGATCGACGGTGCCGCCGCTCGCGGGTAGGTTTGTGAGGTTTGCGCCCGAAACTGCGGGCAATGCTGCGCTGCCGTTAAGTTGGACGAGATTGTTAGCGGAGGTGCCAACGGTGTATCCCCACGAAGCATCTGTGCCATCAGATTTTAGAACTGTGCTTGCACCGCCGACAGCAAGGCGTGCGGTTGCGTTTGACGCATCGCGCACGATAATGTCGCCGCGTGTCGTCATGGGATCGGCGAGACTGCCCGCGTTGCCGGTGCGGACAAACGACACAAGGACGGCGTCACTGTTGCTAATCGACCCGTTGCTGACAAGGTGCGTGACTGCCAGCTTGACGTAGCCGCTGGCGTCTGTGCTGGCACCGCTGATCTTGTACGTTGCAAAATTCTGTTGCGCGGCTTTTTTAGTGATTGTGACTTGTCCGCGATCTGACGTTTGCGTGCTGTCGTCCCACGTCAAGATGAACGCGCTAACATCGGGATTACCACTCGCGGCAGATGAGTCGTCTATAAATATCTGTGAGACACTGCCAAGCGTTCCGTTGTTAAAACGAATTTGCCCGGCACCGGGATCGGAATCGGTTGTCGTGGTCGAGAACGTGTACGGCAGACCACCGACGCCGTCCGGGCCTTGTAATCCGGTCGCGCCCGTGGCCCCGGTGGTGCCCACTGGGATACCCAGCGCCAGCGCGCCGGTCGAAGAATTGAAGGATACAGTCGCGCTCTGAGAGTTGCCCGACCCATCAACCGCGACATTACTCGCCGCCACCGAACTCACTCGCCCGGTCGTCGTCTCCAGCGCAGTTCCGTTGCTGTCATAGGCGATTAGCTTGCCCGCTTGATCGCCTACCGTGTCAGCGTAAGGGAAGAACAGCGGCCCGCTTGTGCCGGTGCCGCTTGTCGTGCGGTTCACCGTGCTGGCTAGCTGGACATTGTGTGAGAGCAGTGTCTCGATTTGCTGGTCGTTAATCGTAAGACGATCCAGCGCGTCGTTAATTGATGCCGCAGTAAAGTCCCCGCCCGTCGAGTAGTCGGTCGTGCGCTCTATCGCTTGGTCAGATTCAATTGTGATGATTGCGTTGTTTGCTGGCGCGTTGCCGCTGGTAAACGTCACGCTACCCGTGCCGTCTGCATTTAGCGACGTGGTGTAGTGCGTTGTGACAGTCTTCACGGTCGTCGCCACGCTCACCTTGATGTCGGTCGCCGCCAGCACTTTGAAGTTAAATGAGAAGGCCCCGAGGTTGCTGCCGTTGCCGACATACTGGACCCGGCGATGGACGGCGTTGACGGTTATACTCATGTCACTATTCCCGTGGGGTTGTTACAGTTAGTTACAGTGCAGTTAAATAAAAACATTAGTCAATCGAGCCTTGCCAACCTTGTTGCGGTAGCTTCTTCCCACTCATTTCTCGATAGGTGTCGAGCATGCGCTTGTGCCGTGATAGCACACCAATGGCATCGTCACTGACCACTTTCTTTCCGCTGCCAGACGGGTCGGCAACCATCTCAAACATATCATCAAGTACAAGACTTAACCGCTCCGACATGACACTGCGGAGATAGTTAAGTTTTCCACCCTTCTCGCTGTCTTGATACGCCTCGGTGCCAATCATTTCGTAAAGCTCTCCGACGAATGTGAGTTCGTCGTTTTTGTTTACCC